GACTTCATGGTCAAAGTATAATGAGAGGGAAACGGATTTAAGAGAGGTCAGACTTCTTTTATCAACATTACCGCAGAGGGAAAAAGTAGAAACAATGCGGATGATTTTATCAATACATGACAGACAGGAAACCCTATTAGCTTTAATAAGACAGCAAACAATGTCAATGCTTACGCTATTCAAGGAGTTCGGGCTATGTGGTAAAGAGGCAATGGAGATAATGTTAACGGGTGGAATTGATATTGACGTAATGGTAAAGCAAGTGCATGAGCATTTGACTGATGTTACGAAAATCATTGATGAGGAAGTAAAGGATAAGGACACTCAAAGAATAATATACTCCCGCATGGCACGGGTAGTAGAAGTAATGGATAGCGAGGCAAGTTCATGGGATTAGGCGTCGTGGATATAGAACAACCTACAGATAAGGTTTTGAATAATGTCTTTTTAGATATGTTGCATAGCAAATATCTAGCAAAGAAGGATGGCATTGACCCCGAGGTGTGGAGATGGACACCCGCACGGATTGAGGATTTCTTACAAGGCAATGAGGAGTATCTCAATTTAGGAGATGTGCTACGGGACAGCGTGACGGAAGATATATGTGCGTTCTTTAATAACACAGACCCTAATGACCCTTGGTCAAGACGCTTTCAAGATGCGATATTGTGTGAGGGAATAGGGAGTGGCAAGTCATTTAAGATTTCGATTATGGCGACATACTTTGTTCACTTGATGCTTTGTTTGAGGAACCCGCAGAAGTTTTTTAATTGTGCGGATAGTTCAAAGTTAGCGATTATGAATATGTGTTTCGCGGGAGACCAAAAGGTAAGGCTGACAGATGGGGCATTGGTTGATTTCAAATCGCTGTTTGAGAGCCAAGAGGAGATTGAGGTATCAGCTTACAATTTGGAAACCAAAGCGTTTGAGTTAGTTATGGCAAAGCCTTGTGTTGAAGCGGGCAGTAAAAAGATTAAAAAGATTACATTTAGCAATGGCAGAGTATTAAGGTTATCTGACACACACCCGCTACTGACATACAAGAAAGCAAAGGGCGGGAAGAAGGTGCCAGAATGGAGAGCGGTCAAAGACTTACAATGCGGGGTTCCGGTAAAGGTTGGACAGTTTATAGGAAACGGAAAGCCAAGCGGATTAACTTCGGACGAAATAAAGCTATTGGCTTATGTATTAGGCGATTGCAGGGCTACACATTCTGGTATTCAGTTCCTAAGTATTTACAAGCGTGTGGTTGAGGACATTAAAGCATTGGCTACTAAATTTGGATGCAACAATCCCAAAGAGTGTGAGAAAGGGGACTTGCAATGTGTCACAGTATCAAGCCCGCAGATAGAGGAGTTCTTAAAGAAGTTTGGATTGATAGCAGAGATAGACGAGAAGCGGGACGTTAAGGGTGTAGCGGTTGCGACAGGGCGAAAGATTAGGGTCTTATTAAAGACAATGCCAGAAGCAATCGTGGGAGCAGATGAAACCGAGGTATTGCTCTTTCTCAATAGGCTATGGAGTTCATATGGAAGTGTGGGCTTTGGGCATAAGGTAACAATGACGTTTACCGCACCAAGCGAGGAGTTCATACAGGATGTCGCTGATATGTTAAGTCGCTTTGGTATTATCACAAGGCATTATCAAGCAACGGGCAAATACCAGAAGTATCGAAATGCAAAGGTATGGCGAATAGGAGTAAGCGACGTTAAGAGCAAAGAAGTATTCCTTGAGAGGATAGGACGCTATGGATTAGACATTGAAGGCTTTTATATGTTTGAAGGGAACGTGGGCGATAGCTTTCATTGGAGTAACATTGAGAAGATTGAGAATGACGGAGAGGAGATGACATATGATATTGAGGTGCCAAAGCTAAACAATTTGGTTGTGAATGGAATGGTATGTCATAACTCGGTAAGTGCCAGTAATGCGAGCAAGGTTATCTTTTCAGAGATTAAATATAAGATTGATAATTGCAAATGGTTTCAAGATAGACCTTGGGGCAGACCTGACGCAAGAGTTCCAGACCCAATGTGCTTGAGTGAATTACGCTTTAAGAATAACATCTTCATAATACCTGGTTCGAGTAATTGGAGAAGTGCTGTTGGGTATAACATTATCGTTGGGATTATTGATGAGGCGGGAAACTATCGGGCAACGGATAACAGTGACCAAGCGGAAGATATTTACAATACCATGAAGCGACGATTAGGTTCTCGATTTGAGAATATGGGAGCGTGTATTGTAGCGGGCTCTCCAATGTATGAATCAGACTTTTTGGAAAAGAAGATAAGCGAGGCAGAGGAAAGCAGACCCAATACATATGTTAAGCGGAGAACATTGTGGGAGTCAAAGTATGGAGATTGGGAAGGCGAAGTCTTTTATGTGGATAAGGTAAACCGCATAATGTATGACACATTACCAGAGGAAGCCAAGCTAGAAGATTTTGATGCAATACCTAAAGTGCAGTTCCTTTATGAAGCATTCAGGCAGAATGTAACCAAAGCATACAGAGACTTTGGGGCAAGACCAAGCGTGAGTATTGATACGTTCTTTGAAATGCCAAAGCTAATTTTAGACCGAGTGGACACAACACGGGAAGACCCAATTGACAAACACGGACGATTCAAAGAGTGGTTTAAGCCAATAGATAAATATGCGTTTCATTCCGTTCATGTTGACATAGGGCTGACAGGCGACGCATTAGGTTTCGCATTAGGACATTATGATGGGAAGACACCAGAGGGCGGGATAAAGACATACATTGACTTGATGGTTAGAATGCAAGGCAATCCAAAGGAGCCGATACAAATATCAAGCGTGAGGGAATTGATTTATTCGTTAACAGCAATAGGATTTAACATAAAGCTGATTACATTTGATGGGTTTCAATCAACCGATTGTATGCAGATTTTAAGGCAAAAGAGATATAACGTCGAGTATTTAAGTGTGGATAAAGGACTATTGCCTTATAACAATCTGAAAGCGAGTATCAATGAAGGGCGAGTTAATTATTATAGAGTGCCGAGTGGGAAACCAGAGGAGCCAAGTGCAAGCGAAGTATTCGTTAGGGAGACAATGCAATTGGAAGAAATCCAAGGTAAGAAAGTTGACCACCCGCCAAAAGGCAGTAAAGACGTAGCTGATGCTGTATGCGGGGTCAATCATAATCTTGTGGAGAACCATAACAAATATGGCAGAGTTACCGCCAAAATCGTGAGGGGTTAACATGGCTAGAAAGAAATCAAAAGTAGTGGGAGATAAAGGTAGAGTCCAAGCCATTGTCACGGACAGGGGCAAGGTCGTTACCGAAGATGTCCTAAAACAATATCTTGTTGACCCGAAGTCAAAACAGATTTCTGGTGGCAAGTGGAAAGCGGGAAAAGTAATTGAGCCACCTTATGATTTGGCAAAGCTAATGGGGTGGATGAATGTGAACGTGGTTCATTCAAGCTGTGTTCGGACAAAGGTTCAGGACACCGTTGGGATAGGATATTATTTAGAGCCTGATGATGAGACAAAGGTTAAGGATAAAGAGAAAGACGAGAACTATAAAAAGCTAATGGAGTTCTTTAGCAGAGTGAATGACAACAATGAGGATGTCATTAAGGTTCTTGAAAAGGCAATGATTGATTATGAAGGTTGCGGTAATGGATATATCGAGGTATCGCGTGACAAGGATAATGTAGTCAATGGTCTTTACCATGTGAATGCAACCACTATCAAATGGGCTAAAGAAAAGGATAGGGTTATCCAAAAGGTTGGCGAGAAGTATGTATGGTTTAAGATGTATGGCGAGGAACGGGTATTGGATAGCTTCACGGGAGAATGGGCAGGGGATGAAGGGATAGCCGACTTGGATAAGATTGCCAATGAGATTATTCCATTAAGACAATACACTTGGCTGTCAGCTTGCTATGGAATACCTGAATGGTTGCCTAGCTTATATAATATGTATGGCGACAAAATGGAACAGGAATACAATATTGACTTCTTTGTTAATTATGGAGTTCCCGCTTATGCTTTGATATTGGAAGGGGACGCATTAGACCCCGAGGTAAGTGAGGAGATTGAGAAGTTCTTTAGCACTACCCTAAAGGGCAGTAACCACAAGATGCTGACGCTATGCACACCAACAGGGACAACCATGAAGTTCGAGAGGTTGAGTGTTGAGACAAAAGAAGCGTCGTTCCATGTGTATAAGAAAGATAACAGAGATGCAATTTTAACCGCCCACCACGTTCCACCTTACCGAGCATCAATTATTGAACAAGGTGCTTTGGGTGGAAATGTAGCAGAGGAAACAGATAGGATATATCTTGATTCAGTTATCAATCCAAGACAGCGTGATTTGGAATGGGTATTGAATGAATTGATTATCAAGCAAGGGTTCGAGATACAGGATTGGAACTTTACGTTTGAGGACATCAATGTTGCCAATGCAAAAGAGAGGTCAGAGATATTTGACCGCTATATTAAGAATGGTGTTATGACTCCTAATGAAGTGAGGAAGGAATTAGGGTTAGAGCCTTATGATGGTGGCGAGGTTTATTATATGACCAGTAGCCTAATACCCGTTGGTGGAGGCGATATGGATAATTTAGACGCTGACGACGACGAGGGATTGACACCCGCACAAGAGGCGGGAGAGGATGAGGTAGACGCATGAGCGTAAGCATGAGGATAAAAAAATTAGATGGACCCAATAAAGTTCTTGAGATGTATGTCAAGAGTGAAATCGTTAACTTAGACGGAACGGAAAACGAGAATAAGATACAAGTGCCTTTTGAGGAAATACAGCTTGACAATACGCTAGTGTTTAGAGTGCGGGAAGACTATTGCACACCTGAAAGATTAGCTGATATATGTCAAACAGTAGGGGAGTTAAAAAGGTGCGGACAAATCAAGCAAAGTGCGATTGTCGTTCCGGAATGGATTGAAGTGTGTAAATTATGCCCAGAGCCAGAAGAGTCTACAAAGCCAGAAGAAGCATTGGCACAGCAGTAATTGTTAAGGATACTGCCAAGCTCTTTATTAAGGAATTTAAGACACAAGGCAAACTTACAAATCGCTTTTTGACAAGTTCAGGTATCCACCAATGGCTGTATAAAGATGCCCAAAGACAATTAGCCAAGGAGAAAGGCTATGAGGTTGAGGTATCTAAATATGTGGCACCTGAAAAGGAATTAGCAAAGCGGACAGAGAAATGGTTTAAGGTAACTAAACCGAGCCATGACCGCATGGTAAAGAAGCTACAAGCGAATGCCAAGAGGGCAGGCAATATTGGAGGGCAGAAGGCACTAAAGGATATGGGTTTTGGTAGCATAGACTTCAATCTGCAAGACGAAAGGCTGATAGATAAGCTGAATGCTAGGGGAACCGCAATCACGGGCGTCATAGCCCAAAATACGAGGAAAAGATTTAACAAGCTATTGATTAAAAGCTATTATGATTTAGGGGAAGACCCAAGAACAGTTGCCAAGGTTATAGATAATTTATTTGAAAAGACATATAAGAACAGGGCTTGGACAATAGCAAAGACAGAAACAGCAATAGCCCAAAGCGAAGTTCAGCATGAGACATACGTTGAGAACGGAGTGAAGATGAGGAGTTGGTTGGCATTAAGAGACCCAAAGACGAGAAGTTCGCATACAATATTTATGACACAGCAGAGTCCGAGGAAAATAGATACGCCATTTAGAAATCCAGAAACGGGAATGACAATCTTATATCCTCATGACCCAACAGCACCCGCAGAGGAGTTAATCAATTGCAGGTGTGATGAAACAGTGGAGAGTTTTTATGCAGGGAAAAAGCCAAGCAAAGAAGATGTGTGGTCTGGTTAGACAGAAAAGCATTTTGGATATTAAATTTAGAGTTGAAGTGAACCCTTTGGTATTGGATATAATCGCATTGGTTAATTCAGCACCCGAGAAAGTTGTGACAAAGGAGAAGCGAGCAGAAATGCTTGACTTCTTAATTCCATTAAGTGCGGAAGTTACCGCAGGGAAAAAAAGATTCATGCAAATCCGAATAGACAAGGAGCCTTTGTAATGGGAGAACGAACTATCAGAATACCAATAGCGGAAAGAGAAATTGGGCACAAGATGAGAACTGTGGTTATATCTCGTGACCAAGGGCTAAAGGCATTATACGATACGCAGGAAAAAAGAATAAGCACCTATGTTTTTGAGAAAGCAAAGGGGTGGGATTTAAACAAATCTAAAGAGTGGGTGGCGACCCGCAAAGTTATCAAGGAGTGTAGTGAGGTTAATGTTGACCAAGAGAAAGAGTTTGTCAGGCTCATGGTAACATTCGAGGACGAGACTACAAAAGCATATGAACCAAGCTATGGCGACGCCTTCATCTTAACGAAAGAAATGATAGAGGAGGAGGATAAAATCATGGAACAAGATAAAAAGGCTAAAGAAGATAAGGCTGATGTCTTCTGTCCGAATTGTGGATATTCGGGAAAGGGCAAGTCAAGAGAAGAATGTCCTGAATGCAATTCCAAGATGAAGTCAAAGCCAAAGAAAGAAACCAAAGAGAAGTCAGGGGACACGGGTGGAGATGTAAAGATGAAAGACGTTTCACAGAACCTTGAAATCGCCAAAGCCGATAAGACAAAGCAAATCGTCTATGGTGTTTTCTTGTGGGCTGATAAAGCCGATACAGATGGGGATATTATAAGTGCCGAGGATATTGAGAAAGTGGCACATGGTTTCCTAGTCGAGTATCGGGATATAGATGAAATGCACAAGAAGGAAACTCTTGATGCAGAGATTGTCGAATCATTTATCGCGTGGGAAGACAACATCGAGTATTATGGTAAGATGTTAAAGAAAGGTGCTTGGGCTAGTGCCATTCATGTCAACGATAAAGAGGTTTGGGATAAAGTTGAGAAGGGAGAATACAAAGGTTTTAGTGTCCGCATCAGTGGAACACGGGAGCCTGTTGGTTCAACCTCATTAAGCGGGGAGGAATAATCATGGTTGAAAAGAAACAAAAGCATATCTTCCACGCCAACAAAGTTGACCGAATAGCGATTGTTGATAGACCCGCTGTTCCTGATGCAGAGATACTCGTATTCAAACGAGAGGGCGTGAAAGAGGAAGTCGCGACCAAAGAGTTTAATTTCCAAATGGAATTTACATTAGCTTCGTCTATGACCGCTGTTCAAGTTTTGGAGACAGGGTTCTGGCGAACAATGTATGAGGACATGGGGGCAGCCGAAAAGGTCGCTCAATTCAAGTCTATCATGACGGAATTCACGAAAGTGATTGTTGAACTAGCTGAA